TTGTAATTGTAATTTTTGTTCTAAGTCTTCTTGTACATCAGGCATCACACCAAACGCCTTATAAAATGAAACACGGGTTCGCCAGTGTGGTGGTCTTACTCGTTTCTTCAGACCCTTGGCTAATTGTACCATACCGCAAAACTCCATTTCCCCCTCATAATTGGTGTCCTTTCCAAGCGCTATATAAAAGGCTTGTGCTATTGGGACTCCTGAGGTGAGTGCTAGACCGCAACCTGCAATGGCCGCTCGCCAACCATCATACTGCTTTTGTGTCTCACACTGCTTCAAATTGACCACATCTTTACCCATACTGATGTGGGGATCTCGCACCATGATCCATCCATCCTCCAACTCAATCGGATGGCACTGACAAAATTTTATCTTTTCAAGCACACGTGCAACACCCTCTATCGTCATGTCGAAGCCCATCTCAGCAAACCAGGACTTCAACGGTTTTACCACTCTTCCTTCATCCTCAGCTTCACATATCACACAACAGTCGTCACCATTGTTCACGAGGGAGGCTTTTACGCCAATCCGTCGGAGATACGTCCACATAAGGGAGCACATTATCAGCACATTTCCAAGGCCAGTATTCATGTCGCCACTCATGCGATTTCCTGAAACCTCATACTTCACCACACCATCAGCGGCGTATCCAACGCCCCGGTTCTTAAGCTGTTTCCGCAAACAATCCTCAAACTCAATTCGATAATCTAGAGGGAGGGCCTTGAATGACGGGTGGTCTAGGTATAGTGAATGTTCATACCTCAACGCGTCTAATGAGACATGTTGGTCGAACCTGGATGCATCTAAGCGGATACCTACAGGGAATTGGTACTTATCCCATTTCCTCTTGATATGCTTCGCTTGTAGCTTTGCATCCATCCCTTTCAGGACAGTCACTTCTCCAAACACTTTATTTACAGCTCGGAAGTATTGATGCTCATTTTTCTTGAGCCATTGTGCTAATATAACGTTATAGCGCGGTGTTCGAGGTTGTATAATGCGTGGATCCTTTGCCAACACATAACTGAGATCGTTGCCATACACAGACCAACGACCATCAACAACAACCTTCTCGCACTTAACGAATGCGCGTATGCGTGAATCCAAATCCAAATTCTCCCGTGACGATGTCACACAGAGCGACTCATAGGCTCGCTGGTACGTCTCTCGCTTCAGGCCTGATGGGAATAGGGATGGAACATCCCACTTCTCCACCAAGGCGTGTGCCCTGAAACTCCTCGCTAACCGAGTCTTAAAGGATCTGCATCGCTTATAC